ATTGGAAAAGATTAGTTTGGGTGAACGCTAGATTAAATAATAGTAGAAATATTGTCGTTAAGTATAATAATAAAAGATATGTACCAGCGTTTACTTATTTTGGTTCTAATGTTTTAGACCAGCCAGTAGCGTTGTTTACGGGTTGGAAAAAAGTACATCTTGCAGGCGTAGAGCGAGATGTTGATGTGGAAATCACACAAGACGACCCATTAGAGTTTGAAGTATTAGCATTAACAATAGCGGTAAAATGAACCTTATAGATTTTAAAGAAAAAGAACATTATAAAGAGGTAGAACGTTGGTGGGAGTTTTGGCGTTGGAAAGGTAGAGTATGTGCAGAAGCTCTATCTGATATAGGCTATGTAGTCGAGAAAGACGGACTGTTGCTATGTGCAGGGTGGCTATATACTACTAATAGTTTAGTAGCTTGTTTGAATTTTATTACTGCTAATCCTTATGCGCCTAAAGAACAAGTAAGTGAAAGCTTAGATTTTTTAATTGAATGTTTAAGCCAAAGAGGTTTAAAGGAAGGGAAAAGAATTATTATGTCAACGATTAACAATAAGAATTTAGCGAAACGTCTACAGCGTTTAGGTTTCTTAGAAAACGGGGATAATTTAACTCATTATACAAGATTGAAATGGCTACCGGAGCATTAATAGCAACAGCGGTTATATCCGCTGCCACAACAGCATATACAGTTAGAGAGCAAATTATGACTGGTAAGCGTATGGCTACCATTGCCGGTCAACAAGCACATGCCGAAGCTAAACAGTTAGAGATGCAAGCTCAAGCTGAACGAACACAGGCAGAGGTTGACGAACTAGATAGACAAAGAACGCTTGACCGTATTATGTCTGCACAAAATGCAGTGTTTGGTGCTAGTGGTCTTGCTACTACATCTGGTAGCTTTACTAATATTCAAACTACTGATGCCGCAAGAGCAGCCGAAGCTAAAAGATTAAATCAAGTATTTACTGACACTAGACAAGTTGGCTTTAGTAATAATATTAGGCAGATACAAAATCAAGCTGCGATTACTCGTAGTGCGGCTAAAATGGCTAGGAGGACAGCAGGTATACAAGGGTTTGGTTCTATATTCGGTACTGCGGCTTCAACCTATGGTCAGTATAAAATTATGAACCCTACTCCGAAGAAAATTACAAGTTTAAAGTAATATGACTAAAACGAGAATTACACAAAGAACAACAAATAATCCAACTAATTTACCACCTAGAGGTGTAGTTCGTTTTGACGGTAATATTCAAGCAGCTTCACGAGGTACAGCAGTATCGCAATTACAACCAATAAGATTTACTCCGGGCGGTGAATATTTAGAGCAAATGAACGCTATAGCTGACTTAGGTGAGGGTATCTTTAATGCTACTGCTAAGATTGCTGTGGCTTCTCAAAGAGCTAAAGAGGCTGAAAAAGATGCGTATCTAGATGATATAAGAGCAGATGATATTGTGCAGACTGACAGGATTTATAATGAAAATCGTTTAGCAGGCAATGACCCACAAGTATTAGCAACAAAATTAGAAGAGTATCGTAATGGCAAAATGGCTAATATGCCCCAAGATATACAGCCTTTTTATCAGCGTGAGTTTGATATAAGGGCTGCATCTTTAGGTATTAGATCGCAAGATGAATTTTATCGTCAAGCACAAGAGAACGCTAGAGTATCTAAAAAAGCTAATCTTGAAATTATCAAAGATGATATTTTCAAGAACCCCATGCCAATCACAGAGATTGACCAAGAGTTATATCAAAGCAAACTTACTTCGTATAAAGCATTACAGCAATCTCGCATAGATAATGGTGACATAACCTCAGAAGAAGCTTTATTAGAAGAGAAAGATTTTAGAAAAGATATAATAACTCAAGCCTATAAAGCTCATTTAGATTCACAACTTAACTCCGATGCAAGAGCGCAAGAAATTTTGAAGCTCCATAAAGCTAAAACATTACCCACTGGTTTAGATGAATCAGATCGAGACGACATTGTAGCTAGATTAAACGCTTATGACTCTACAATAAACGCAATAGAAATAAAAGCTAACGCAGCTAAGAAAGCAGAACAAGAAGCTATTAATGCTAAACTGGGTGCAGACTTAGAAGTTAATGTGAATAGAGATAAAGCAACCGAAGAAGATGTATTAGAAGCGGAACGGAAAGGTATAATCACACCAGCTAAAAGAGTTGCTTTGATAGGAAAGCTAGATCAAAACTTACGAGATAGTGTTAAAAAATCTATGGATATCCAGAAAGTGGCTAACGCTTTTATTGGTAAAGCTTATTTAGACCCGAAAACCAGTAGTGATGATTTTAAAGCAGTTAATTATTTTTATGAAACTGAAACTAAACCACAGCTTAAAAACATAGTCGACCCGGAAGAGAGAGCAGCGGCTTTAACTTATTTTGTAAATGGAACTGGTGTTGTGCCAGATGATCTACGGGGCGAAATACGTGGTGTGTTTAGGGGTGGTGATGTTGACAGTAAAGTTTTTTATGCAGATTTAGTTGGCAGGATACAAGAGACAACACCTAGAGCTTTAGATGACTTTGACGATAAAGATATTGCACAAGCTGTAATGATTGACGAAATGGTTAAAGCTGGTACACCAAATGAAAGGGCTGTTGAACTAGTAGAGCAACAAACCACTGGTATTAATAGTGGGCGTTTAGAAGTTTTGAAAACTGAATTAGAAGCTAAGAACAGAGATATAGGTACTAAGCAGGAGCAGAATGTTAAAATACTAAGTATAATTAGAGATAATTTTGAGGCACCGGGTGCTAATCTTTCTTGGTTTGATTTTGATGCTGCGTTACCAAACGAACCCCAATTAGGTGTTGAGCCAGAAGCTATAGCCGAATATAAGAGGTTATACAAGACTTGGTATTATAATACAAACGGTAATGACGAACTGGCTAAAAGGCAGGCTTTAAAATCTATGGAGCGTAATTGGGGTACTACTTCAATTAATGGTGTTGATAATCAACTCACTAAATACCCTATTGAAAAACAATACCCAGATATGCCTTATAAGGAGATTAAAAAAGATTTAATTAACGATTTAAAAGGACTTGGTTATACTGATATAGACCCTAAACAAGTTTATATACAGGACGACGCTTTAACTGCAAGACAAGCTGGTAAAGGAGCTACATATCAAGTTATGATGCCAGATGAAACTGGTAAATTAGTATCTGTAAAAAAAGGAAATAATATTCTCCGTTGGCGACCGAGTGTGCAATCTTGGTTTATTAGAAATCTGAAAAAAACAGAAGAGAAAGCCTTAGCTGAACAAGATCGTGCTAAACGCCTTAAAGGGCTGCCACAATTAGAAGAAGAATTACAACCATATACTTTTAATCCTTTATTCAAATAGATATGCCTTTTATAGAAATAGATGAAAATAAGTATATACCACCTAGTTTAGATGTAGAAGAAGGACAAATTGCTGGTGCTACCCCTAAACCAGAAGAGCCAGAGATACCTTTTTTTGAAGATGTTAAGGTAAAATTTTTTGATGGTAATAGTGTAGGGGGTTTTATATCCAATAAAAAATCTTATAATACTATCATAGACCCAGAGTTTGACATAGAAGAAGCCTTTAAAAAAGTGCCTTTACACATACAAGCTACCTATGGGTTTACTCCTTTTATGCGTTCGCCAAACCAAGATCACTTTGACTCTGTATTAGACCAAATAGATATGGAGATAGCTAATGAGTCTAGGAAGCGGAGAGGCTTTATGGGTTTTTTAGCCGAGATGGTAGCCCAAGGAGCGGACCCAGTTAATTTAATTCCTATCGGTGCAGCTGCTAACGTAGCTGCTAAATCAGCTAAAAGTGTTTTACAATATGGGGTTAAAGTTGGTATGGCAACGGCAGGTGCTGTTTCAGCTCAAGAATTATTACTACATTCACAACAACAAACTAGAACACTAGGTGAATCTACGGCCAATGTTGCAACCGCTACTTTACTTTCAAGCGTACTTGGTGCGGCTGGTCATGCTATTTTTGCTAAATCGCCAGAATACCCTATTATTAAAAAACGATTAGAGAAAGAACTAGAATATGATGAGTGGGCTGACAAAATAAAAGCTGGTGCGGAAGATCAAGTTGGTGAATCTGTAGGTGCGGCTGCTGTAAAAAAGAAATCAAGAGAGGAATTATTAGATGATAATACTCTGGTTAGGAGTGCGGTTATAGAACCTCTTGGCGATGTGCCTATCTTCAAAACCCCCAATTTAGAACTAAGTAAAAGCCCTGCGGTTTCCTCAAGATTAGCAGTTCAAGATTTATCTGATTTAAAATTTTGGACATTTAAGAAAAATTTAAAAGGCCAAATGGAAAGGGCTGAAAGTGTCGAGGGGCAAATATCTAGGGATAAAGGCAGAGCCATAGGGGCAAATCGTTTTTATGTCCAAAATTGGGCAGCATATAGAAGGAGAATGGGTAAAGACCAAAACAGGTTGCTGAGGGAAGATTTTGATTTAGAAGTTGTAAAAGCTTTACATAATAAAGGAAAACATGATATACCAGAAGTAGCTAAATCTGCTCAAAAATACAGAGAAGATGTATATAATCATTACGGTAAAAAAGCTGTAGAACTTGGTATCTTTAAAGATAAAAAGACCTTTATGGAGAATATGGACAGTTATGTACCACAAGTTTGGGATAAACCTAAAGTGCAAAAAGATGCAATACTTGTCCAAAAAGAGTTCACTAGTTTTTTTAAAGATGAGTACTCAAAAGCTAAAAAAGGCGATAAAGTTAGAATTTATGAAGATGCTATTGAAACACTAGATGATAGTTATTTTAGAGATGTAAGTTATAAATCTTGGGAGAATATAATAGGCGCACAAAGTAATGCTTTACAAGAAGGGTATATACACTCTTCGGCTGTGAAATTTACCAAAGGTAGGAAAATAACTATACCTAGAGATCGTATACAGCAATGGTTAGTTAATGACCCTATGAAACTAGCTCAACAATATTCATCTTTAATGTCAACTAGAATAAGATTAGCTGAAAAATTTGGTTTAGATTTTTTAGATGATAATGCTAAAGCAGCTAAATCTTCTGTAGTGCAAAACATAAAAGCTGAATATTCTGCATTAAAGAAAAAAGTTATCAATAAACCTAAAGAGTTAAAAAGGTTAATTGCTGCGGAAGAAAAAGATTTAGCTAATATTTTTGCTTTACGAGATAGGATGTTAGGTACTTATGGATATTCGGCAAATCCAGATAGTGGACTTTATCGTTTTCAAAAACAAGTTAAACAATTTAATGTAGCTACTAAATTAGGTGATGTGGTTATGTCATCTCAATCAGATATTGGTAGGGCTGTTGGGGTAGAAGGCTATGCAAAGTTTCTTCAAAATCAATTAGTGCCTATGGCTAGATTAATGATGTCTAGAGAAGGTAAGGCATATGCTAAAAAAAGACGTGATGAATTACACGGTTTTAATATCGGCGCAGAAGTCGCAGGGAATAGGCGTTTTAATTCTTTGGCTGATATAGTGGACGATTTTGGTAGACACACTAAATTAGAAAGGGGTTTAAATGCTATCGGTGCTAGATTTGGCCAATTGTCTTTAATGTCATATCACAATAGTTTATGGAAAGAGATTGTAACTAATGGTATAATGCACAAGGTTAATCGTGCAATAGATGCTTTTGTTAAAGGGAAAGCTTCTAAAAAACAATTAACTGCTCTTTCAAAAAGTGGTTTTGATGAAGCTAGTATTAAAGCAATACATAAACAACTAAAAAAACATAGTGAGAACTATAAAGGTGTTAGTTTTCCAAATATAGCAGAGTGGGACACTGGCACAAAAGACTTAGCAGAATTATATTATGGGGTTATTAGTTCTGATGTGAACTCTACAATCATAACTCCGGGGTATGGTACTACGCCACTTTGGATGTCAAAAGATGTATTGACTCTAATGGGGCAATTTAAGTCATTCTCTATGGCTAGTATAGAAAAAACATTAATACCAATGATTCAGAATTTTGATGCTAGTCAAGCTCAAGGTCTATCCGCTATGATAATGACAGGAGCTTTAGTTTATATGTACAAACAATGGGCTGCAGGTAATGAAATACCTACAGACCCTAAATTATTAGTACAACAAGGGATTGACCGTAGTGGTGTCCTTGGCTATTTTATGGATATTAACAACGCAATAGAACATGGCTCTAGTGGTGAATATGGGCTATCAAAAATCTTAGGTACTAATCATTTACAAAAATTTTACCATCAATCAGATACTGATACCCTTTATAATCTACTTACCGGACCTACCGGTGGTACTGCTAAAGATATATTTGAAGTGGGTAAAGCACCTTTTAATGGTGTTAATCAAAAAACAGTTCACGCTTTTAGGAAGATGATACCATTACAATCTATGATAGGCGTGCGACAAACTCTTGACTTAATGGAAAAAGAGTTTAATAATACATTTGGGATTCCTAAAAATTAATTGAATATTTAATAATATGGTTACAG